ATTAAAGCAGCTACAGTAGTTGTCGTAGAAGCTGTTGTGTTTGTTACAGTATCTCCAACTCTAACTTTACGAGCTGTAAATGTTGATCCTACAGCATTTAATTGATTTAATTTACGAACAGCAAAAGTTTCTCCACCTGCATTAAATAAATTTGTTGCAAAAGTTAACTTATTTGTTGCTACTGCCGTACAAGCTGCTTGCGTTGACGCAGTAATATTATAAGCTATATCTCCAACAACCACTCCTAAAGCAACAAAGTCTACCGCTGCATCATTTAACTCATTAGTTGCAGCCCCTGCATTTGTTCCTGAGGCTATTCCTGCCGAAGCGGCTGATGGTATTACTAAATCAAGTGTACCAGAAGATACAACTGTGTTAATTGGAATTTCTAAGTATTTCGCTCTCATAAGATTATGCGTTTACTATAGAAGTTACAGCCTTTGGTAGAATTAGCTCAAAGTATGGAGAAGTCCATCCTGTTGATAATGCTGTTTCTATTGAGTTTACTATATCTAAATATACATCTGAATCTAATTGAGCTGCTGTAGTAATAGTTGTAGTCGTTCCATCAACGTAATCTATTGTTACAAGAGCCGCTGTAGCAGTTTGTGTAGCTACGGCTTTTATACCGTTACAGCTAATTAATTGACCTGTAAAAGGTGCGTTTGTTATTTTTAAGAATTTTGTCATTTTATAAAAAGGTTTTAATGATTATTAATTAACAAAGATAATGAATCTATTTATCTTTATTTAAAGCCTTTTTAAGCAACTTATATGTTTCAATACCTTCATCAGATTGCATATATGAGGCTACTATATAATATGCTTCTTCTCCATAAGGAACAGTAAGCAATTTGCTTTTATTCTTTTTTAAAGAAAAATAAACATCCTTTTTGTTATTTTGAAAAGCTAACAGTCCATTGTCAAAAAATTGTGCTACTACATTAGTAAGCTCTAACATTGGATCGTTTAAAACCTCCATAAATTCGTAAGGCTCATGTTTTGCAAAAAGCAATACATCTCTTTTTAATTCTGGTATAGACATTTTGTCCACTGCAACCCCTAAAAACACCCTACACACACTTATTAATTTTTCAGTATCTAATCCTCTAGCTAATACTTGTGCATCTAACTCTAGTTCAACACTTTCTAATTCTTGAGCCGCATCTCTTTGAGTATTTATTTCTACAAATGTAGACCCGTTCCCTGGATGATAAGATAAAAACTTTTGTAGCACTTGATTTTCTTTACTAACAGCTAACATTCCGTCTTCAAAAACGATAGGTTCTAATATAGCATTACCATCTTGCTCATCTTCAAAAGGAGATTTTTGATTTCTTGCGTAACGCAAAGGTCTGTTTAAACCTTGATCTTCGTCAAAATACATTAATGGTGATCTTCTGTGGTGTCTTGACGCTAACATAAAAGATAAAGGAGATCTTTCTCCTGTTAACTTATACGATTTATTTACTAATTTTTTTACTTTGTTCATTTTATTTAATTTTAAGTTTATTTAATTTAAAAAAAAGGGAGGAGTTACCCTCCCTTTCTAGTTTACTACCACCTACTTACTGTTGGAATATAAAGAAGTTATTCGCTCCTAAAGTACACACAGCTCTTTCAGACAAGAAGTTTACAGTCATACTATCCGTAGTATTTGTTCTTGCACCACCAGCAGAACCAGTAATCCAAGTTTTGTAACGTCTGTCTTCTGATTCAGAAGCTCTGTATCTTACATGAAGGAAAGGTCTCTTTGCGTTCTTACCTAAGATTTGGTCATATACAGTAGTTGATCCAGCTGGAACCATAAGCCCATTTACTGCACCACCTTCTAAACCTCCTCTCATTGTAGGATCATTTAGGTATTTCCAGTCAGACTTATAGAAGTCATAACCTCTTCTAAATCCTGTGAAACCTAAATTAAGAGCCATTTCTTTATCATTATCAAATAAACCGTATGAAGTACCACCTGCTCCGTAAGAGTTTTGTGCTGCTAACATATCATCTATATCAAATGAGAAATTTCTATTAACGAATAATACATTTTCTTCAATAGATCCTTGTCTGTCTAATCTCTGAATAACTGAGTCAAAACCTGCTAAAGTAACTGGGTTACCTCCACTCCAGATGTTTCCTCTGTTTTGCACAGAAAAGAAAATTCCATCAGAACCAGAGCCATTTGCTACACCAAGTCCAGAACCTACTACTTGACCTTGTAAGAAATCTGCCGCACCAGAAGCCGCACCTGCTGGAACTGCTTCCACCATAGCTGTTTCTAGGTAATCTTCAAAACGTAGTCTTGTTTCATGCTCTGATTTTAGGTACCATAAGTATCCATTAGCTCCATTCTCAGTAGTAACTTCTATCCACCCGATTTGAGCCATATCAGAACCATTAACAGTATACTGGTCTTTTATAATAATTGGTTTGTTATCAAATATTAGATCTTGAGATTCTAAAGATCCAGCCATTCCTGGCGTTCCTTTTCTAAATTCAGATCCGTAAATAAACATTGTAGCTGTAGTTCCTACTCCAGTCCATGCTTGTCCAGCTGTCTCATAATAGGCTACTGTGAATGTACCTGGAGCTGCTGCTGTTGGAGCTGCTGTTACGATTGCTTTATTAGATAATGTTGTTCCATTAGTATCAAGAGAAATCATTATCGTTTGACCTACTCTAATTGCACCAAAACCATTTGCTGGTGCTGATGATGTAGGAGGGGTACTTGTTAATTGACCAGCTGGAATAACCCAAGTGGCTGCGTCAACACCAGCTATAGATCCTGTTGTCATAGCTGTATATTTAGTGTGTAACCTTCCTTGTTCTGCCCACTTAATCATATCTGAGTTAGTTGGCATTTCAGCACCTACCATTCTTAAGAATGAAGCTACTGATCTATTTCCATAACGCTCAAATTCTTTTTCATAAGTATCTGGTAAATACTGATTTAGAAAATCAAAGTTAGTTATGTAGTTTGTTGGTTGGGCAACTTGCTGAGCACTTGGCTGCAAATTAAACCCAGGGACTGCGTTTACTGGCATCTTTTTTTATGTTTTAATTGTTTATAATTTTTTTAAACTTCTAATTTTTAGTCCTCTACCACTGTCATTAAAGTTTGAGCCTAACGCTCTTATCTTTGATCCGTCTTTCATAACGCTTTGTTGAGATTGTCTTATATCCATATTAATGTTTTTAGATTTTTTAGAAACATTATCTACGGTATCAGACACTCCTTGGTCATAAAAAAACTTAGCATACTTTTCTGGATTCATCGCCATTGATAAAGCCTTATGATAACCATTAACATCAGTAATCATTCCATCTTTATCCATGTAATTACTCAAAAAATTATTAACATCAGACTGCTTGCTTTTTAATTCTTGAGAATCTCCAGGCTTAAAAGTAAAATTCTTTTCTCCTACATTGAACTCAAAACCTTTGAACTCACTGCCAAAAACCTCATCAGTTTTCTTGAGAAACCAATCATACTTTTTTTGGTTTGCTTCTTTAACAGTTTTAGACTCCTGTATGTAACTTTTATAAGCACTTAAACTTTCTTTGTCAGATTCAGATAACCCACTCCCACTTGACTCAAGAGGAATTTTAAATTTATCTTTTTGAACAACGAAATATTTTTTCGCTTTTGCAAGTTCTCTTTTTTTAGCTAATTTTAATTTCTTAATATCTTTTGGATCATCTTCTTCCTCATCGTAAGAAAATTTATCCTCCATCAAATCTTGAATATCTATAGCGTCTAAACCTTCTTCGGTTTCACCATAATAACTAGCTAATAACTCATCAGAGTCCATGGTATCAAAGTCTCTTTGTAATTTATAAAAGTCTTCAATACCACGCCCTGTATCCTGTTTATATTTTAGATATGCCGAAACATCTTCAGGTAATTCGTCATTGTCTTTTGTTTGCGTAAACAAATCATCTACTGAAGAGATATCTTTATCATATCTATTTTTTATATATTTAAGAACGTCTTCGTCATTTAACTCTGACGAGGGAGTTTCTTCCGTTACAGCTGACTCGGACTGATCCTCATCTTCTGTGTTTTCCTTTTCCGTTGTTTGTACTTCTGCTACAGGATTAGAAACATTTTCTTGTTGTTCTTGCTTTTCTTCATGCTTATCTAAAAGTTCTTGCTCTATCTCCTGTCTTGATTTTTCTTCTTTTGTAACTTCTTTTACTGTAATTTCCATTTTATTTTATTTAATTTATACAAAGTTAATACTTATTTATTTAATTTTTTAGACTATCTTGGGTTGAACTCAGCCATATCAAAGCCATCTAAACTATCTTCATTAGACTCAAAATTTATTGGAGGTAAATTGTTTTTTCTTTGCGTAATTAATTGAGACTGTTCAGAAGATTGTTGACTTACCCTTTTGTCTTTAGCTTTTTCTCTCGCTTGCTCTCTATTACTTAAGGCTTGCTCTTCCCCTCCTCTTAATTGAATAGCAAATTGAAACTCTGTCATCATTAGCTGTTCTTTTAGTGCAGCTTCGTTTTTAAGTTTTTCTATTTCAAAACCAACAGTGGCTTGTGCAACTTGCATTTTAGATTGTGTTTCTGCTTGAATTTTAGCCATTTGTATTTGAGCCTCAGCTTGTTGTGCTTGCATATTATTTTGTTGTTGCATTTGCATCTGCTCTGCTTGTTGTTGTTGCTCCTGTTTTTGTTTTTGCTTTCTTTTAACTTTGAGTAATTGGTTAGCCATCTTGATATTTTTAATTTCTCTAATATCAATAGCATCCTCTAGGTCTATACCACCTTTAGACAAAGCCATCTGTATATTTTGCTCCAACATAGCTTTTTGTTCTTCATCAGGAGACATTTCAATAAATATACCAAAGTCATATAAATATAAATTCTTTATATCGTCTAATATACCTACGTTATACTTTCCTATTTGCATAGCAAACTCGTCAGCAAAATCAGAGTATTCTAAGACATCTGCCGTTCTTATTGACAAAGCTTCTGATAAAGTTTGTGTAAGGTATAAACTAGCTTCTAGTATATGCCTAGTTGCTGTATTAGAATTTAAAGCTGCTAATTTTTGAACACCAACTAAAGCGTTTGCGTCAGGAGTTGATCCATCTCTAGCCTCATTTAGCCCTGTTACTTGCCTTATCATATCTAAGTAATGATTGTAGTTCCCTATTAACATTTGCATTTTCTGACCCCCACTAGAAGATGTAAGTTGTGTTATTGGAACTCTTGCTTGATTAAATTCTCCGTCTTGAGTATAACTTCTTCCTACTACACTACCAGTTTGAAAATATAATCTTAAAGCGTCTTCTGGGGAATAAGCATTTCCAGAACCTAAATCTACATCATTCATTCCGTCTGCGTCTATAAATACACCATCTGGAACTACTTTAGAAATAACTTGTTGTAACTTTAAGTGTGTCATTTGAATTAAATCAGCAAAAGGAATCATTCTTCTAACTAAAGACTCTATATTACCCTTATACATTCTTGGTGCTGTTGCTACATAATTAGGCATAGCGTATTGACTTGCCGACTGAGGACGCACCATGTTTTTTGATAACTCCCACTTTATCAACAAGTTAGTACCCATAACCATAACCCCGTCATACCATACGTCAATTCTTTTTTCTACTCTTTCAAAATTACCTTCTTCCATCATTTCTTCAGGCGGATTGAACTGATCGTCTTTAGGAACTGTAGTAAAGTTACCTTCAGCAGTTTGTTTTTTCTTATATACAAAACTATTAGTAGACTTGTAATTAAAATACATTAAAGTACAGGTGTCTTTTCTAAACATACTGTTTTCGTACATTTGAGATACGTTATAATACTGATACCAGGCTTGACTATATTTTGAGATTTCTTCTAAGTCTTCATTAGTTAAATCTGGTTTTATTTTTAAAACTTCCCCAATAGGAATCGTTTTAATTTCTCCCCAATAAAAACAATCTTTAAAATAAGGATCTTCAGTGTAACTATAAACAACATTAGCTGGATCTACATATTTTACATCAATACCATCTCCTAAAAGAAAATCATGCTTTACCATAGAAACCCCTATAGTCATTAAATCCATATCATTTCTTTTACGAATTTGATTATAATGGTTTTCATCTAATAAAGTGTTGATTGCACATTCATTAGCAATTTCTACAGCAGGCTTGTAATTCATCTGCATATAAAGCTCCATTTCTAAATCTGTTTCTGGTAACGTTTCAGGATCTACTTGAAAAACTCCTACATCAAAATCTTTTTCTATTTGTTTAAATAAAGGTTTTGCTATAACATTCGTTTCAATCATTTGCTGAAACTTACCTCTTTTTTCTGAAGACATAGCGTCTTGTGCGTATGTTTTAACAGAAAACAATCTATCTGACATTCCATTAACAACTATATCTACAAACTTAGGAATAATAGGAACTGGAGTCCAGTCTAAATTTAAATAAGACAAGTCTCCATCAACTGATAATTCGTTTTTATATTTAGCTATAGATTGTTCTCCTCTAGCGTATAATCTTAAACGATTGAACTCTAACCATTGACTGTAAAACCTACATTGACTCCCGCCTCCTTTTCTAAACCATTCGTATTGAATAGCCTGACCTACTCGTAAACCAAACTCTTTTGTTTTTTTCTCAGAATCTGATACAAATTGATCTGGAAAAGCAGCAGATTTTATATCTATTGTTATTCCTTTCATTATCTTATTATTTCACTTATTCTACTCTTATTATTATATCTTGCAAAGTTAATACTTATTTTTGAATTTTGTTTAGTAGGTGTGTATAAGTGCTTTTGATTAGCCATGATTGCTAAACCCGAACTTATTGCAGCGTCAAACCTTGTTCTATTATTAATATCAAACTTTGCCCAATCCTCTAATGTTCTTTGAAAAAACATATCTCCCATTAAATCTTTCTCTCTGTAGTCTCCTTCAAAATCTAAACCTATATACTTTTCTATATACGACTCTATAGCTGCCGCATGAGATTGTTTAACATCTGTAGAGGTGTTAGGTATTCCTCCTAACTCTTTTTCTGTTTTTGATAATTTATTAAATCTTTTGTCTGGCCTATTCATACTAAATCCTCTATATCCTCTATTTTTAAAATGGTACAATAGTCTAGGTTTATTATTTTCACATAAAATTGGCATTCCGTAAAATACACAAGCCATTAAAACTTCTTCAAAAAATATTTCTGCTGTTTGCGGTCGTGCTATGTATTCTAAAAAAAAATGATTAGAAGGAGCATCATCCATATTAAATTTTGTCAAACCATGTAGGGCACCGTTAGACCCCTTACCCACAACCACGCCTGAAATGTCATAAGAGTCACAACCAAAAGTTCCTAAATGTTCATTTCCAGGATATTTAACTCCGTTACGAACAATAACATTATTCTGCATACTTATTCCTGGTGTCCAAGTTACTAAAAATCTTCCACTTTTATTAGGGTAAAAAATAACCTTAGTGTCTTTTACACCATTCTCCCAAGAAAACGATCCTCTTGTTGTATGTTGGCCTAGCATCAAAGAGTCATTGTAATCTATTTGCTGATATATTTTAGTTAAATTAAATAATGACTGTTGAGACTCATCTCTAAAAGCATGAGACTCTGTTCGTGGAAATTGTCTGTAAAATTCGTTTAATGCATCTGCATCTTGAGTTAAAGAATTTACCTCATTTTCCCAGTAGTTTATAGCTCCTGTTTTTATATCTTCCCCGTCAATACCTACTATCGGTTTGTCAGGAGTATGTAAAACAGGCATTCCATACTTATCAATATACCCTTCAAAATTCCATTCCATTGGAATAAATAAATTATATAACCCAGATTTTGTTTGACCATTTTGATTTCTTTTTGAAGCATCAGAATCATCAAATAATTTTTTAAAATTACTACCTCCTTTGTCTAATGCATTTGAAGTAGACCCCATCATGCATTTACCTATAATCTTACTTCCTAACCTCAAACAAGTTTTAGTTACTCGCCAGTTGTTTAGAATATTTTCAGGCCTTTCCCATTTTCCGCTTTCGTCGTGTAATAAGTATTGCAACTTCTCCCCATCATAAGAGTTATCAGATGTATTTTTCCAATCTATTGTAGTGTCTAGGCCATCAAGTTCCTCACTTCCAATATCATACATATTTTTTTTAGTAATTTTAGATGCAGGAACTCTATATGCTAATTCTGTTTTAGGCTTATCCATACCATCTTGAATGGGTTTAAAAAAAAACGGGTAATTATTAGATATAGGAACAACTTTATCTGTAAACATTTTTTTTGCATCAGCACCTGTTTTAGAAAGTATACCTATACGAGCATCTCTTGTTATAGTAGCTTGATTTACTCCTTCGCATGAACTCATAAAAGAAAATCCAGACCTCCTTATTTTTAAGTAACACATACCAAAGCTTCTTTTGTCAGCCTTAGATGCCTCCCAAAAAATATAAAACAATCTATTTGCTTCTCTAAAATCAGGATGACCTATATCTATTTTAGTCCATTGTAAATACATATAATGAGTACCAGTTATATAAGTAGGAATACCATTATTTTTAAACCAATGTCCTTGCTCTCTTTTGTCAAACTCTTGCTCTATGTAGTCAACCCATTCTGCTTTAAAATTAGAAGGAGCTTCGTGCCATTGAAATATACTTTGTATTCTTTTTAAAACCTTAGGTAATAAAGTAGGTGACCAGGTTTGCTCTGACTTAATTTTTTTTTCGTTTACAAAATTTTTAGGAGTTTTTGGTAATGCAATTTTTACATTACTAATTTCATATACATCTCCAACTGTCCCGTCTTTAGATATTACAACAACATCATATTTTTCATTATACCCATACAACCATGTACGAGCTCTGTTTTTATTAGACAATACACCTTTAGGTATATAATCTTTTAATATTTTATATAATTTATTTTGATCTTGATTCTGCAAATCCCTTTGGTGTTGATGATTTATTTTCTACTACTATTCCTTCTAATAAGTTTTTTTCTTCTTCTATTCTTTTTAATATTTCAAAAGCATCCATAATGCATAATTTTTTTGTTGCCGCAGCGTTTTTTAATTTGTCAGCCGCTAACTGATCATCAGCATCATACTTAATAATATCTTCTTTTGCTACTTTAATTAATTGGGCTACAGCTTTTTCTCCAGCACTAATAATTTGAAATCTTAATTCTTTATTATTCATTAAGTATTGTTGTTATATTATTCGTAAACATTCTATACAAAATCTCACCGTCTACTTTAAATTCATATTCGCTGTCAGGCTCAAAAACAACTATGTCATTTTCTTTAACTCCTAGACTTTCTAATTGTTTGTTAGAATATTTTATAGTTCCTTGTAAAGGTTCGTATTTACCGCTTTTTTTTAAAAAAGAATCTTTTACCTCTAAGGGTTTTATAAAACAATATTTCCCTGGTGCAGTCCACTTTTTATTGTGGTTGTATAAAAAATATTGATCATCTTCTATAAAAAATAAATTATCTTTAAAATAACTTTTACCGCTTTTTCTTCTTCCATACATATCGTTATAAAACTTAAACACATTATGATGAACTAATAGTATATCTCCTATTTCTATTTCTCCTTCATAGTACAGTGGTAAAGAAACTACTTTTGCAAATCTATTTGAAACCGTATGGTCTTCTTCAGACACACTTGTAACAAAATCTGCCTTATCAAATTCTAATATATTATTGTATCTTCTGTTGTTTACAGGCTCTACAATAAAGGAATGTAAGGCCCTCATTAAAAGTTTATATTATATTCTAAAGTAATTGGAAGCGTATATAAAAACTCTTTCCATATCAAAACCTCTTCGTTTTTTATAACCCAGAGTTTGTAAGATTGAGATGATTCGTTTGCTTGTATTAAGTGTATTTTGTATTCCCCACCCAGGACAGACTGATTAACTATATAATGCATTGATCCAGATTTATAATCTGAACCAATGGAAATTTTTCTAATATCCATTTTATTTTATTTTATCTTCTACTAAACCTTTATTAATCTCAACTGTTATTTCTTCTACTATAGCTAAAGTGCTAATTGGTAAAGATTGTAATAGTCGGTTAATATTTTTAATAGACTCTTCATTTAATTCTACTTTCATTTAATTTAATTTTATGCAGCATACATAGGAATTTTATAATCTACTCCGTTTATTTTTACTGTCCATGTTGTTGTTGTTATTGCTGGAGTTGCAACAGTCACTGTACCTACAGCATTTGTAGAAGAACCAATAGCAAGCTGATTTGCATCTGTAGTGGTGGCTCCTGTTCCTAGTGCTACTCCTCCTACAAATTTAGATGAAGCATCTTTACCAATAGCAATACCATTGTCTTTTGCTCCCCCTGAGTCTCCAGCTGTTGCACCTGTACCTATTGCAATAGAGTTTGAGCCTTCAGCAAGTGAGCGAGTACCAACAGCAATCGTTCCTCCGCTTATTGTTGATCCAGTTATTCCTGCGGATTGATATCCTATTGCTATATTTCCTACGCCTGACCTAGTTATATTAGGATGATCAGTAGCGTCACCTTCAGCTTCAACACCTATAGCAATTCCTTTTGTTGATGTGTTGTATGTTTGGGTTTCTACAGTCTGACTACCTATAGAAGCTGCACGCCCTATAGCTATTTGACCCTCTCTTGCACTTGCCCCTCCAAAACCCATCGCATTATACCCTATACAAACATGATATGCACTATTGCCACTTGAACGGAAATTGTTATAACCTTGAGCCGCAAGTTGACCTATATAAACACCACCTCCTTCATTAACTCCATTAGCAGTTGATGCCTTATATTGTTTGGCTCTATCGCCTATAGCAACGTCACCTAGATTATGCTCATGCTTATGAGTAGCGTCTCCAATCATAGCACTATTACCTATTGCAACTCTTAATTGCATGTCAACATTAGTAGGAAGTCCTGTGCTATTACCTAAATTCCTACCCGCATTACTACCTATTAAGATGTCGCCAACTGGTATTGCATCTCTTCCCGCTAAACTTCCTATAACAATATTACTACTTCCACCAGCAGAAATCTTAAGTGTGTCTCCACCAATAGCTATATTGTTAGTTCCTGTGTCATTCGCACTGTTTGCGTTTTCCCCTATAGCTATATTTTTAAATCCTGTAGTTAGAGCCGAATTAGTGTTATCTCCTATTCCTATATTATTAATACAAGCCGCATTAGAATAATCCCAACCAGCTGCATACGATCCTATTTTTATATTGGTATCAGATGCTCTTGAAATTAAACCAAGATCTTCACCTGTGTTATCCAGAATAGTTATTCCATTAATAGGTGTTGTTGTTAAAGCACTAGTACCTACTGAAATAAATGATCCAGTAAAAGTAGCTGAAGCCCCTGTTGATACCACCTCATTAATACTACTAGAATACAAAGTTAAATCGTTTTCAAAACGACCAATATTTCTTATTTTATAATTACTTGAAGAACTTACATCTACACCTGACAATCCTCTCCAGGTTGTTGCGGTTATTGTTCCTACTGCACTAACCGAGGCTACGGTTATAGTAGCTGTTGAGGTTCCAAAGTTTACAGAAAAAATATCTCCTATTGTCCAATCTTTTCCTCCACCATAGATTGATACCCCAGTAATTCCTCCTGTTGCACTAACGCTGGTAACTCTAACTATTACGCCTGCGGCAGTTCCAATAACAGAAGAAACTTTAGTAGTTGGATAGTAATTATTAGCCACATATCCTGCTCCTGCCGTAGTAATAGTAGCTGTTAACACCGCCTTTACTCCTACGGTTGTGTTAGCACTTCCGCTTAATGTAATGCTTCCTCCCAAACCATTTACTTGTGAAACTCCTGTATTAGTAATAGTTATTGTTCTAGTTCCTGGAGTACTTGCCGTACTAATACCGTTACCGCCAACTATATTTACTGTTTCTCCGTCAGCAACTGTTCCAGGGCCGCCAGTATCTCCATCAATATTCCAAGAAGTCATATTACCCCCTGCTGCTTGTGCTACCCATTCCATATACCCACCACCTGTGCTATTAAAAGCTAATACTTGACCAGCGGTTGCTACTGATGGTGCGGCTGTTGTTCCTAATACAAATGAATTATTTGTTGTTCCGTTTGAGTTTTGAATAGTTAATGCTTTATCAAGTAATGTACCGCCTTTTGTTGCCACAACTTGAATAGTTGGTGTTTCAGTAGATAATTTTATAGACGTACCTGTTACGGCAGATGTTGTTCTTAAATAAGTAGCAGTTGCAGCCTGCTCTGCAAAAGTAAAGGTACCTGAGCTTGTAATTGCAGTTCCTGCCGATCCTGTTGAATCAGTTAAACTAATACTTTGAACTGTTCCTGTTCCAGAACCACTGAAAGATAGTTCTATATTATTATTTCCTGCGTTAGTAAATACCGCACCGCCGCCTCCTTGTAATGTAAACGAACTAGAATTTGTTCCATCTGAATTTGTTACAGTTATTAGGTTCCCCGCATTAGTTACAGCTAAATCCCAGTCAGCTCCTTTAGGAGTTGAAAATCTACCTGTTTGATCATAATAGGTTCCTGTAGCTATTCCATCTACTTCAATAATTAAATTGTTATCAGAGCCAGCTTGTATTACTTGAAATAAATCTCCAGCTGCGTACCCTGAACCTCCTGAATTAAATGATAAGTCTGCTAAAACCACACTACCAGCGGTTGTGTTTGTTATATTGACTACTATACCAGAGCCAGATCCAGTTGTTGCTACCGTAGATAAATTACTTCCAACCGCATAATTTGTTCCTGTAGTGTTGTTGTCATAAAAAGCTGTTGTTAATCCTCCTGGGCCTGTAGATACCGTGCCAGTAGTAATTAACTCTGTTTTTAATTTAGGTACAGCTGCAATAGAACTATCAACTGTCATATCTAAATATGTAGTGTCTACAACATCTATACTTGTAACTCCACTTCCACCAGNTCCCCATGTAGGAAAACCTCCTGGGCCTCCTGAAATTAAAACTTGCCCTAAAGTTCCTCTGTTACCGTTTAGNTCTATAAAGCCATTAGATCCTAACTTTAAACCTCCNCCATCTAAATTTATATCTCCAGTTANGTTTATATTTTGTGTTGCTGTATTTCCATTATNTAAAATTTGTTGCAAATTAGCACTTGATCCAGCNACTGTTTGCCATGTAGGAGTTATAAAAGGCCCATTAGAAACTAAAGCCTGACCAGCAGTTCCTGAACTACCAAATAGTTTTATTTCGCTATTAGCCCCCGTTAAACTAATTGCTCCTTGGCTTATTATTAATCTTCCTTGTGTTGCTGAAGCTGTTGGCGTTCCATTACCATTAAAATTTATAACTCCTTGTCCTGTTATTGTATTAGTTCCACTTAATGTAATTCCACCAGTTCCTGTAAAAATTATACTACTATTTAATAAAGTATTACCAGCATTTACAACTTCTTGTAAGGTTGGCTTTGTAATAGTAGTCCCGCTTGACCAAGCAAGTCCTGT